CTCATTACTTGGTTTTGCAATACATCTTCTTTGCCTAAAAATCTTGCATAGGGGTTTCTTTTCATAAAGTTTTTTTACAAAATTAAAAAATATTTAGTCGGTATCGGCCATAACATAAATAATTCTTTTCATTTCTTTATTTTTATTTGTTAACCTTTTCACTTTACTTTCTAATTTTTTTACAATATTTTTTAGATTGCCATTTTCTAATAAATAATAATTATGGTTAGTTACCAGCTGATCTAATGTCTTTTTAGTTTTAGGAATAAAATAATCTTTTCTAACTTCACTAACAATTTTTTGAAATATACTATTGCAAACACGATCATGTTTAATAATATATGGCAGCTCTTTTAAGCTATGCATTACAGTAGCATGATTTTTATTTACAGTTGCACTAATTTTAGCAAAACTCATCAAGCCAAATTTTCTGCATAAATAATAATAACAGCTCCTAGCAAAAACATAATTAAATTGTCTAGTGGGTGTGCTTAATTCTAAATTAGTATGCTTTTCAACTATTGCCCTATATAAGTCAGATTTATTTTTATAAAACATAGGATCCATCTTTTGCAAATTGATACCAATGATAACCTGGCACATTACCAGATTCTAAATATATTTTCCATTTTTCAAATGCTTGTTTATATGCATTGCGGCCAAACTCAATCATCTCATCACTTAACGTATAAACCTCACAAGTGTGTGGGAATGTAGTTGTAACTGCAATAAATTTAAAAGTATCAATACCACACATATCCATATAAAATGCCGCTTGTAAATGATAACCCCATTTGTAAATATCTCTTTTAAATGCTTCTGGTGAATTGTCTTGACAAGTTTTAACATCACTAATAAAATTTGATATTCTATTAATACAATCTGGCCGCACCCTTACATCAATGCCCTCATATTGTGTATAGTGAGATAATTCAATTTCACCTTTGCAATATTTTTGTGCTAACTCATTTTGTCTAAAAGCACCTAAAATATTTTTAATTATTTCATGAGTATCAGATTCAATTATAATTTTATCTTTTGCTAAATCTAATTGCTTTTGATATTCCTCTTTTCCAGCTTTAGTTCTTTTATTAATTTTTTCAATTATATGATAAATGTCATAAAAATCATCTGGCTCTAATAGAGCTTGATGCACTGCTGTACCTAATGCCATTGCTGGAGTTTCTTTAAATTTTTGATTTAACAAATGATATACAGATTTTTTATATATCGTTTTTAAACCACTAGCACTAATACTGCTATGCGAATGGTATTGATCGTTACTATCTTTAATTACTTTCATAAACCTTAATTCTATTATTTAATTTTTCTGTTATAATATTTATCATTTCTTTTTTTTCTTGCTCAGAGTATGCAATTTCGCTTACTCTAATCCACCAATGAGTTGATGTTTCTGGTGAAAAAATATCTTTTAATAGGTTGCCAAATTTTCTCATTGGTCGGTAAATCTTAGTTATTTTAGTTACTTTCATAATATAAAATTAAAATTGATTTTAAATTTAAAAAAATATTTTTAATAAATCAAATTAATTATAAAAAAAAAGGCAAGAAATTAATCTTGCCCTCTTAGTTCCCTTTGTTTGCCAGTATTAAAAAGAGAATTACTTTATATCATTTTCTATAATTACACCCTCTAAATCTATAATAGTGTAACCATGTGATCTTAAAGTGTTAACACATTTTTTAATTGTTTTAACCTTTTCTTGTGTTCTAAAATATTCAAAGGTTTCGCCATTAATGCACATAACTAAAATGGTAAATCATTGCCACCATCATTTGATGCTGGAGCTTGAGCATTTTGTTTAGGTTGCCAAGTATTAATCTCACCATAATATTTGCCACTTTGAGATTTTTTTAAATCTATATTAACCCATCCATTTTTAGTGTGTTTGTCTAAAAAAGGTTTAAACTCATCAACCTTAACACTAAGATTGCCAATTACAAAATCTGGTGCATTGTCATTTCTTTTGACAATTAAACCCTCTGTAAAAATTTTTTCATTTGCTTCCATATTATTATTTTAAATTAAATTGATTATTGATTTTTTCTCTATATTCTTTTTTCATCTTATAATTACCTATCACTTTCTCAGCTTGTTCTTTTGTGCCTTTTAGTGTTGCAATTAATTGATTTTCATTTAGCCAAGATTTATTATCTTTTGGCTGGTTTTTAACAGCAGTTTGCACCTCATCAGCTGATGCAATAGCTGTATCAATGCCGATACCCAAGTAACCTAATGCCCTACCTAAAGCACTAGTAAAACCATTTTCAACAAATGATGTTTTATTAATATAGCTTGAATCTCTATATTCTTGAGCATGAGCATTTACTACTTGATGGTTTTCAGAGTTAAAAATAGTTACTTTAAAAACCCCCTCTTTGTCATCTAAGGATACAAGCTCCTCGATAATTTTCCAACCTTTATAAGTTGGCTTTGATCTGAAATATATTAGTCGTTCATTGACTGTAATATATTCCTTTCCTTTAATGTTTACTGATTTCATAAAATTATAGTTTGGTTTAAATTAATCTGTTAATATCGAACCCAGAGTTTTTTAATTTGGTAATGTCATCAACAGTTAATCGACCTGGATTCTCAATTTTGCTTTTAAGTGTTGGCATGGTACAACCTAAGATTGTACAAATTTGGTATCGCTTAAATTTTAATCGTTTAAGCTCATTCCTAAAATGAATTTCAAATATCATATTTTGTTATTTAGCTTACAAAAATAAAAAAAAATTTTTAAATAAAAGAATTATTTTAATTTATTTATAAAAGAAAACCCCCAAAGTGTTAGGCACTAAGAGGGTTTTCACAGCAAACAAGGAAAAGAAAAAAGTTAAAACTTTATTACAAAATCAGATGATAAATCATCATTTTGATTCGGTATATGCATTATTATATTATATGTATTTTTTTTGACATTATAGGACATTGAATCTATATAGCAACTAACTGGTTCTTGTAAAACACTTGATCCAAAATTTATCCATATTTTATTATGTAACCCTAATGGCAAAACATTATTGTTGTATAAATCGCCCTCATATCTAATAACAAAATCTCTATAATCATTTATGACTTGTTGAGTTGTAATTTGTTCTATTGATTTCAAGTAATTTGTTTTATCTCTTGATCTATAAAATTCACCAGATATTTTAGAATATTCTTGATTGGTTAATATTAAACCATCTAAATTTAATATACCAGAAAAATTACCAGTACGTTTTCTAACAAATTGTAATAAATCAAACTTTTGGAAAATCTCAGATCTTTGACCATCTGCATTAATATATACTTTGTCTAATATTATAGAATCCCAATGTGTATCTGTAAAGCCAGATGTACTACCAGTTTGGAAAGGATCATATAAATTAAAATATAATCGCCAAGAACCATTTGGTAATGCTGGAGCTGTAAAATCGTAACTTTTCCATCTTCTATTATTTACAATATTGACTTCGTTTATTGTTGTAGTTGTTGTCCAAGTATTACCACTCCAATATCTAGTTGCTACTGGGGGATCACCTGGCAAAACAAATGCAACAGCTTTAACTTGCCATCTAAAACCTCTAACAACACTAGATGTTGAATTAAAAAAATTATTTAATTTTAATTTATAACCAATAAAATCAGATCCAGCTTCATCAATATAATTTAATAATGTAGCAGTTACACCAGTTGCACTAGCAGATGTTTTTAGATTAGTAGATTTTAAAGATGCATCGCCTTGAAAACTAAAATTATTTACAACACTACTATTAGTTAATGTCCAGCCAGATGTGCCAAATTCAAATCCAGAATTGCCAATAATATTTGTACTAAAAAATCCAGTCATATTAACACTTTGTATATATTCTTTTAATGGTCGTAAATATTCTTTTGTTAAGTTATTGCCAATAGGTTGCAGATCACTTGGCACAATAGATAAAACATCAACTGTGCTAGTTGATTGATAAACACCATCTGAATTATATATTTGATATTTTATATCCTCATCATTATTAGCTTGTAAACTTGCAGTTTCAGCGGCTCTAATGCCAGTTGGTATTGTGCCACCATTAGCGGTTGATGCACTACTATCTTTAACTGATTGCTCGCTATAACTAGAGTTGTTTATTATATACCATCTGCCATAACTTTGAAAAATTCTGCTATTTGTAAATTTTAAAATTTGCTCTAAAACCTCTTTACAATTTTTTGGATCAACACCATCTGAAAAAAAACTATCAGCTCCACATGATACTTGATCAATTACATTATAGCCAGATGATGCACCATCTTTTTGTATATCATTTGAAACATATATATCAAAACCTAAATCTATATTTTCAAGAATTTCATGTATAAAAACCATAAAACTGCCAGTAATTTGTACACCAGATGATGTTGTTAATGGCTGTGTAAACCCATTTAAACTACCTAATGCATCATAACCTCTTAAAGTTATAGGAAAAGGAGTTGATGTAACTGCTTCTTGAAATTGATCTACTAACAGCCACCCTTGCCAATAGGTTTGATAATTATTACTAGAATCTTTATAAGATATTTTAATTTTATATTCTCTTTCATCAGCAATATAAAAATCATCATAATTTGTTGTATCTGTAACAAAAAGATTTATTTGACAAGTTGAGCCAATAATAGGATCATAAAAATTATCATCTTGATCCCAGCTAATTTGTACTGGATCATTAGTGCCTACTAAATCATATACAGTTCCAGTATAGCCATCTTTTAAGATTTCTATTTTTTTGCCATTTTCTAAGTCATCAGAAAACTCTAATCTAAATTTTACTCCGTATGCCATTATTTAATTCTGTTTCTGTTTCTGTCTGCTCTTTGTAATGCTACAACCAAATCTTGTCCTTTTAAAGCAAATTGACCACTTACTTGTACTTGAGATGAGCCACCTTGATCACCAATCATTGACTTTAATTTATCAAGTGGTGCAATAACTTCTGGGTTATTTCTAGCTCCAGGATATTCACCCATTAAACCTAATGTAGGACCAGATACAATACCACCTTTTGCAAATTCACCAATACCACTTAATTTGCCAAACATTTTTTTAAATCCATCAGCACCACTTTCAATACCACCAATATTTAAACCCCCTAATATTGTTGATAATACAAATGCCGCTATTGCCGCCGCTACTAATTTTTTAATAAGTGCTACTAAACCTTTTATTAAAGATTTAAAAAAGTTTTCACCCTCTAACATTGATTCAAATGCACCCATAAAAGCATTGCTAATTTCTTCACCTACCATATTAGATGTTAGTGCTAAGTTTAAAAACTTTTCTTTTATAACATCTGATTCAGTTCCTAAATTTTTCATGTGGTAACTAAGAGTAGCAACCCAAGATGGCAAACCACCAGATTCATCACCACCACTAGATTCACCACCGCCAGCACCGCCACCGCCACCAATACCAATATCACTTAAAAAACTTGTAAATTTATTTTTTAAAGATGATCCAGCATTACTTAAAGCTGTATTTAAACCATCAACTGTTTTATGCTCTAACTCTTTGCCTAGAAAATCCTCATAGCCATCAGTAAAAGCATTACCAATTTCTTTAGCACCATCTTTAGCAATGTTTTCGCCCTTATTAAAACCTTTAGCTAAAATTTTTATAAAGCTACCATTAATTCCCTTATCAGAAAATTCTTTAACAAGTTCCCACATTGTTACAAAAAGGTTGCTAAACTCCATAACTAAAGTTTTTGCACCTATAAAAACTGTTTTAAAAACAGATCCTAAATAAAATACTGCCTTTCTTAAATTTTCAGATGAATTATATAAGTCAACAAATCTATTATATAACCCAACTAAAACTGGTGCAACTTCACCCCAATTAGTGGCTATTATATAAGCAATACCAGCTATTGCGGCGGCAAATATACCAATAGGCGAAAGCAAACCAGCTATAACACCAGATAATGTGCCAAATAAACCAAGTAAGGTTGGCAATGCTATGATCAAAGCTCCAGCACCTAAAATTAATTGTTTAGTAACACCATCTAAATTTGTAAACTTTGTAAATAAATTAGTTATAACCCCAGTTATATTTTGTATTGCTGGCAATAAACCAGTTAATAAAACAGATCCCATCTGAGCAAAAGATTCTCTAGCTCCATTTAATGCTTTTTTTAATTTAAATGATGCACTTTTTGATGTTGCATCAAATGCTTTTTTAGTTGATCCTTGAGCAACTGCCAATTTATCAAATATCATTGTAGTAGTTTCAGCTGATTTACCAGTTAAATCTAAAACACCTTTTAAAGCTCTAATGTTAGGAAAAACTTGAGCGGCGGCATCACTATTTTTATCAAATTCTGTTTTTAAAGTTTCTAAAACAGATAATAACCCCTCATCTTTTATTTGTTGTTTTAATCCACTACTTGACAATCCCATTGATCTAAGTGCATCTTCGGCTTGATTTGTAGGTTTTAATAAGCCAGCTAAAATACTATTAAGCTGAGTTGCACCATTTGCCGCATTCGTTCCAGTTCTTGACATTGCCGCTAAAGTTGCACCAACCTCATCAAAGCTAACACCTAAATTAGATGCTATCGGTAAAACACCACCCATTGCACCAGCCAATTCTTCACTTGATAATTTACCCTCTCTAACTGCCGCTGTTAGTACATCTGTTGCACCCTCAGCTGATAGTGTTTCACTACCATAGGCATTAAGTGCTGAGGTTGCTAAATCGGCTATTTGTGCCACATCACCTAAACCAGATGCACTAGCTTTTGATGCTTGTTCTAAAACAGATATTGCATCAGCACCCTCTAAACCAGCAGATGCAATAAAAAACATTGCTTCACTTGTTTTTGCTGATGATATACCAGTTTCAGTTGCCATTCTTTTAGATGCTAGAGCAAAACTATCTAACTCTTTTCCAGTTCGCCCAACTAATGCTTCAATCTTAGTTATGTTTTTATCAAAATCTGATGCCATCTTTATAGCCGCACCACCAGCAATAGCCAATGGTAAGCTAAATTTTTGCATACTAGCACCAACCGACTTCATTTTATTGCCGAATTGTTTTAATTTTCCAGATGCTTGTTTGAAACCAGTTAGTTGTAAATCTAATCTTAACTTTGCCATGAATTAATTTTTATCAAAAATACAAAAAAAATAAGCCACCTATTTTGGTAGCTTAGATTTTTCAACTTTATTTTTAAATTTCAAAAACTTTTCTTTTGTTGACTTAGATTTACCTTTGGCTAAATAAACATCTTGAGGTAATGGAAACAATTTGTCTGGTGTAATCATTTGCCCTTGTTTATTACAATTTACATTGTAAAGCATAGTTGCAATATACCGAGCTTGTTCCCACTCAGTATTAATTTTAATCATATAAGATTCACCTAATAAATGATTTTCTTTCCATGTATTTTTCCAAAAATTATCTGGGTTTATGCCAACTTGACCAATGTAATAATCTAAAAGAGAATCCCAATCTAGTTGGCTGTTGACTTTCCCTCTTTTGTAGGTTTTGTTGTTTTCTTTATATTTCTAGCAACACCCATATTTAAATCATTGCCTAATATTCTGGATTCCATCATTGACTTAACAACATCTGTTAATTTATCAGCATCAAAATCTTCAAGCCACATACCAACTTTAAATTCATTATAGTCAATTTCATTGCCTTGTTCTTGATCATGTGCTAATAAACCAGAATAAACTAAACCAATAATTGCTTTTATAGATACACCTTGACTAAATACATCACCAATTTTATCCAATGGTACTTGTAAAAATTCAGTAAAGTTGCTCCAAAAATTCATTGAAAAATGCATAGTTCGCATTTTGCCACCTATTTTTAAGGTATAGTAACCTCGTTTCTTGTTTGCCATTATATAAAGATTTATGGGTTTAGTTCCTTAATCTAAACCCAGTTTTTAAAATTTAGTTAGATTATGCTTTTGATATTGCTCCAGTAACAGTAATTGATCCAGAATAAGTTACTGGTGATTCCATTTCAGCACTCATTTCAACACTAGATAAAAAACCAGATCCACTATAAACAGCATCACCACTTTCAGCAGTTCCAAATGACCAATTAATTTTAGTTCTAGCAATTAATAGATCTGCGGCTTGAACAGCATTGTTTGCATCATCATAAGCAACTAATCCTTCAAAACTAATTTCACCACTTTTAACACCAGCAATTACCTCTTGAAATCCAGCACTATCTTTTGTAGTTGCTTCTGGTAAATCATTTGATAATGATAATGAGCAACTTGTTGAATGTCCTATTGTAACAGCTGAAGCAGATCCAGCGGCAAATTTTAAAAGTAAATCAGTTCCAGAAAATACTCCAGTTGTAGCCATAATAATATATTTTAATAATTAATTTTAAACAAATATACAAAATAAAAAATTATACATCTTCCCAGTTTGTAGCAATATCTTCCCACTTAGCAAACACATTATCCCAAGTTAAACCAACACTAGGATCTGTTATAGAAAATACACCAGTTAGATTAATTTCTAGGTTAAAACTTGTTGCAGTTTCAAACTGTGCTGTTTCATCTACTGAGTTAATAAACCCCTCACCTCTAACAATTAGTTTTGGATTTACAGCATCTTTAAAATAAAATGTTGCTTTTTGTTTTGTTATAACCATATCAGCCAGATGCTCAAAACTTAGTGCATCTGAATAATCAGTTAAACATTCACAACTTAATGTTCCAGATTTAACACCTGGTATGACTTCTTTCCATCCTAAACTTTCTTTGCTAGTAGATTCTGGTAAGTCAACATTTACATTAAAACTTGTGCTTTTAGAATGCCCTATAACAGTTGTATCTTTTAATAATAAAAAGCTAGTGGCATTTATAACAGCCATGATCTATTCTTGCTCTGGAATAATTTCGTATTCGCCAGATTCTAAATTAACTGAGATTTTTCCGTACTTTTCCTCAAGTTCTTGTTTAAGATCGTTTTGCTCATCTTCTATTTTTTTTAATTCACCTAGTAAAGATTCCTTTGTTTTTTCTAAGTTAATTTTTTGAATAGATATTGCACCCATATTAGATACAATTTGATTTACTTTGCCTTGATTTTCTTGTAAATCTTTTAATTCTTTTTCCTCTAGTTTGCTCATTATTATTTATTTAATTTAAAATTATTAATTCCAATCTGGTTTTAAATACTCATCGACTGGGTTTTTTTCCAATTCAATTTGTTTATCCAAACCTTGTTTCATGCTGTCAATATCTAATTTTTCACTTAACCAAGAAATAACTATATCTTTTGTTAAATCCTCATAAGGTATAAATGTGCTTTCTTTATTATATTCTACACTTGTAACACCGATAGTACTTTTTACTATTTTAGGATCTGAATTATCCTCACCTATAAATGACCAATGAATGTTATATATAACATTGTCTAAATCATCCTCTTTTATTTTTGCATCTAATTGATTAATTAACCATTTATAAGTATTTGCCATAGTTTATTTTTTTACAAATTTACTAATTTATTTTTTCTTTTAAAATTTCTATTTCTGCTTTTAATTCTTTTATAGCACCTACTAATAATGGTACTAATTTGCTTTGATCAATTCCTTGATATATTGCATTACCATCTTCATCTACTGCATCTTTTTCTCCTGTAATAGCTTCAGGTACTATATCTTGTACTTCGTGTGCTAAGAATCCATCTACTGTTTTATCTTCATCTTCTATAAAGTTAAATCTACTTGGTTTTAATTCACTTACTCTGTTTAAAGCACCAGTCATTTCTACTACATTTTCTTTTAATCTATAATCAGAAGATGTGTTGTAAGCAGTAGCTGTTGATGTTGAGCTTATTGAACCAACACTACTTTGATTTGTAGATATTGGTTTATGATAAAATATCCAATGTGTATAACCTTGACCATTTTGCCCAAAACTATATGCTCCAGTACCACCACTTGCACCTGATTGACCACCTGCAAATATTACATTGGAATTTGTGTTTGCTCCTACATTATGTACAAATAATTGTGAATTGTTTACAGCAGTTGTAAAGTTACTTCCTACAGTTGCACTTTCTCCTATGTGTAATTTAGATTGTGGACCTGTTAATCCAATTCCTACAGCACCTGTAGTTATTAATGATGTGTTAACACTATTTCCTGATGATGCACCAATAGACATTACTGAATTTGATGATACTGCAGCTGAAGTTGAATTAGGGTTATTTATATAAACTGCATCTCTAAAAGTATATGTAGAAGAGGTAATAACAACTTGATCGTTAGAAGCATAAAAACCTCCTCCAACTAATGCAGTTCCTCCATTAACTTCTAATTTGTAAGAAGGCGAAGTCGTTCCGATTCCTAAATTACCAGAATCATCTAATATCATTTTTATACCACCAGCGGTTCTAAATGACATATCATCTCCATTGTGATTGTATTCTAATGCACCTCTGTATCTTTCATTTCCGCTTGTTCCATCTGCAAATCTAATTGCTCCTCTACTTGCTGTATTATCAGTTGCAATTGTAATACCTGGTGTTGTTGAATTAAAAACAACTAGATCATCAGATTCAGCATCATAAGAACTAGGCAAAACAGTTCCAACTCCAATATTTCCATCAGTATGAATATACATACTTGTTGAGGTGGTTTGGTTATAATTAGAAGCAGTTGTTGCTCTTTTAAAACTTGTTTTACCATCAACCATAATAATAGAAGCTGATGCCACATTTGGTACAACACCTTGCATTACACCACTTGAGTTTAAATATGTATTTTGGCATATCGCTATTTCATCATCTGTACCATAGGCGGCAATTTGACTTGATTGCCCTATTTGCAACACTTTCCATCCACCACCAGATGCAGTATAAGTATCAGATGGTATGCTTGATGTTCCTATTCCTACGTTGCCTCCAGATGTTATACGCATTCTTTCTGTAGGAGCAGTATCTGTAGTTACATTTCTTGTTGCAAAAACTAAATCTCCTTTTGTACTTCCACCACCAC